ATTCACTTACAAGATATATGGTCAGTATCATATAAAAAGGGTGACTATCATACTCCACACGATCATGGATCAGTAGGGTTAGCTGGCATACTGTATTTAAATATGCCTAAAGATGGATCAGTAACACAATATATACAACCTTGGAATGACTGGTATAGTGATAGAACAATATATTATCCATTAAAAGTTAATGAAGGTGATATAGTTATTACACCAAAATTTATTAGACATTTTACTGAACCTCATAAATCAAAACAAGTTAAAAGAATAATTAGTTGGGACATGAATATACTTTAATGGCTAAAAAACAAAAAGTAAGATTTCATAGAGGCGACAAACGACCTAATAATGAACAACCTGATTTATCATATACAAAGAAAATGATAAAGAGAGGTGAAGATATTATATGGCAAGTTATTGAGAAACCCACAAAGAATGTTATTAGCGAGTGCTTCTTTGAAGAAGACGCACATAATCTAGTTAAGTTTCAAAACAAACATAAAGTATGGGAACCCAATGGTGGTGTACCTAAATTCCTATGGACAAGGGTTTAGTCTTATAAATATAATAAACAATTGATTTATATGGAACAAGTGGATATAGTAATGGATAAAATGAGAGAAAGATGTTTAGTTTTAAGGGATTTACAACACAAGATAGGAACACACATTTAGAACACCTAGAGGACGATATAATAAATCGTGGATCAAAGGGTGGGCAAAATGCGTTAAACTTTTTAAGATCGGTGAGAGATATGCTCGCAGGTTCTTCAAATAAAAAAGTTAATATGACAGTTAAATGGGATGGCGCTCCAGCTATCATCTGTGGTATTAATCCAGAAAATGACAAATTCTTTGTCGGAACAAAATCAGTATTCAATAAAAATCCTAAAGTAAATTACACTAACGCAGATATAAGAAAAAATCACTCTGGCGAATTAGCGTCTAAACTATCAATCGCATTAAAAGAATTATCACGTCTAGGTATCAAAGGCGTATTACAAGGTGACTTTCTATTCGCACAATCAGATTTAAAAAAAATTACTTTAGATGGTGATGATATGATTTCATTTACACCTAATACAATTACATATGCTGTTCAAGCAAACTCTAGTATTGGTAGACAGATTAGTAGAGCAAGAATGGGAATTGTTTTTCACACAAAATACACAGGTAAGACTTTAGATAGTATGACAGCTGGATTTGGTACAGTTAGAGGTAGAGCAACTAATGTATTTCTAGCGAGTGCTGGTTACAAAGATGTATCTGGTTCTGCGAAACTTACAAGAAACGAACTAGCACAATTCAACGCAAAATTAAGAATGGCAGAAGGTTCACTTTCAAAGGCAGCACCGTTGTTAGATATAATGAGCGAGACATCTGCTGATGGTTTAGGTGTAGGGTTTAGATTAAAAACTTTCTTCAATCATCACATAAGAGGATCATCTGGTCATATGGCCAAAGTTAGAACTTTAGTAGATATGTTTAGAGATTATTATATTAATATTCTACAAGCAGAGATTGATAGTAAGAAGACAGATAAAGGAAAACAAAAGTACAAAGATATATTAGCAACAAATTTAAAATTTATAGATAGAAATAGAAATGCTTTAGTGATGGCGGTTGCCTCTCACGTTACTTTACAAAATGCTAAAGACTTTTTGATAAAGAAGATGAGTGAAATACAAAGCATAGGACATTTTTTAAAAACTTCTACTGGTTATAGAGTAACAAGTCCAGAAGGATATGTAGCAGTAGATAAAATAGCAGGAGCAGTTAAGTTAGTTGACAGAATGGAATTTAGTAGAGCTAACTTTACAATGCCAAAAGGATGGAGTAATTAATGACTAAAACATTTAAACAATTTGAAGATTATGATATACAATGTGAAGAAGTAATATTTGAACACGAAAACGAGCCTTTACAAGAGGCAGAGTATCAAGGTAAGAAAGTAAAATTAAACGACCCTATTAGAGGTGGTTCTAAAAAGTTTTATGTGTATGTAAAAGATGGCGACAAGATTAAGAAAGTATCATTTGGTGATACAACTGGTCTATCTATTAAGAGAGATAATCCAGCTAGAAGAAAGTCATTTAGAGCAAGACACAATTGCGCTGATCCAGGACCAAAAACTATGGCAAGATATTGGTCTTGTTATCAATGGAGAGCTGGAGCAAAAGTAAATAATTAATGAAAAAACTAAATCAAATATTGCGAGAGGGTGTTTACGACCCAGGTATATTCAAAGCTTTCTTTTTAGCGGGTGGACCTGGAAGTGGTAAGTCATTTGTAACAGCTGGTGCCTTTGGTGGTACAGGATTAAAAACTGTTAACTCTGACGCAGCATTTGAAAGAGCTATGAAGAAAGGTAATCTATCATTAAAGATGCCTGACGAAGAAGAATATTTTAGAAACATTGTAAGAGCTAAAGCAAAGATGACTACTGCTACTCAATTAGATACTTACATACAAGGAAGATTAGGTTTAGTTATTGACGCAACTGGTAGAGATTTAAATACAATCAATAGTCAGAAAAGACAATTAGACTCTATAGGTTATGATAGTTATATGATCTTTGTTAATACAAGTTTAGAAGTAGCATTAGAAAGAAATAAAAATAGACCTAGAACTATACCAGAATATATTGTAACGAATAGTTGGAATCAAGTACAAAGAAACATTGGTCAGTTTCAAAGAATTTTTAGTCCTAATAGAATGTTAATTGTTGATAACAATAGAAGTGAAAAAGAACTAGTGACAATAACACTTAACACAGCTTCTAGGTATATAAGAAGTCAATTAAGAGCTAGTCCTCAAAATTTAACAGCTAAACAATGGATAGCTAAAGAAATAGAAGCTAAAAAAAGAACATGAGATTTAAAGATTACATAAAAGAAAGTATCATAGATATACCTAGACAAAGATATGCGCCTGGTGTATTTGATGACGCTGATACTAATAATCCTAAACTTAAACAAAGTGTTAGAGATATTATCTTAAATCAAATAGACAAATTCCAAGAGAAGTATCCAGTAAAAAAATATTCATTGATAGGTTCTATACTTACAAAAAGATACAGAGATGATGCAGATTTAGATATGAATATCTTGTTTGATGTACCCGAAGAAGATAGAGAAGAAGCTAGAAAAGAATTAGCGTCTAGTTTAAGAAGTATAAATGGCAAACTTGTTCCAGGCACAAAACACCCAATTAACTATTTTATTATTACCGATCCTGAATTAAAGAAAAAGAATGACGCAATGGCTGATGGTGTTTATGATATAGATGAAAACGAATTTGTAAGAAGACCTACTGAAGATACTTTTGATCCTGAAAAATACGAAGCTGACTTTCAGAAAAAAGTAAAAGAGATAGATGTAGTCAAAGGCGAACTAGCTAGAGATTTAATTGATTACGAAGAACTAAAAGGTTTAAGTACAGATGATGTATTGAACTTACAAGACAAGATTAATAGTAAACTAGAAGAAATAGAAGACAGTATAGAGGTATTAGTTGACATTGGTGATGATGTAGTCAAACAAAGACAAAGTGCTTTCAATGACGATATGACACCAGAGGAGATTAGACAGTTTGGTAAGAAACATAAACTACCTAAAAATATTATCTACAAGTACCTAGAAAAATATCACTATCTAAAATTCTATAGGAAGTGTAAAGAAATTTTAGAAGATGGTAAAGTTACAGATAAAGAAATAAAAGATTTAGAAATGCACGAGGCAGTTACTTTAAATGATATTAAAATGGGAGCAAAAAGATTTGCCAAAAGTGTTTACGATAAGATTAGAAGAATGGCAACTACTTCAAAAAGATATGAATACGCTGCTAAAGTTTTACAAGATGTGATTGATAGAAAGAAAAAAGAAAGATCAAAAGAAGGATTACCTTTAAGACACGACATAGGTTATTATGCGGCTGCTGTTGCTGATACTTTCCACGACATCAATCCTAAAAAATTACAATCAATGGTACACGAAGAATATTTACCAGAGGCAAAATCAATTGCATTTACATTTGGTCGTTTTAATCCACCAACTGTAGGACACGAAAAACTTATTAAAAAAGTTAAGTCTATGCCTACTAATGATTACAAAATTTATTTAAGTAGAAGTGAAGACCCTAAAAAGAATCCATTATCGCCTAGGCAAAAATTAGATTATATGAAAAAGATGTTTCCTCAACACGCTAGAAACATTGAGATTAATAATTCTAATATGGTATTAGATATTGCTAGTAACTTATATAAAAAAGGTTACACAGACCTAACAATGGTAGTAGGTAGTGATAGAGTAAGAGAGTTTGATACAATCTTAAAAAAATATAATGATGTAAAATCTCGTCACGGTTATTATAACTTTGATAAGATAAATGTGGTGTCTGCTGGTGAAAGAGATCCTGACGCTGAAGGCACAACAGGTATG